ATAGGGGGGGGGGGGGGGGGGGGGTAAACATTAACAAACTAGTTTCCCTAAAAACTAGTTATAACCACATACAAATACATGGGGTTCAACACTCACAAAAACTAACATTACATCTATTTATTGCAAGCATAAATTATATATATCAACACATTACAGGTCTAGTGCCTGAACGCTCCAACTAAAGGTGGCTAATAATGTGTCTAAAAGTCAATATCCGCATCAGCATTGTCAAACGGTCCGAGTCATACACTATCGAGTATTTCAAAGATATCCAAAATCATAGTCTCCAGTCCAAGGTCATCGCCAAACAAAATCGCATCGTAGTCTTCACTCATCTCCCATAACCACACTATTCAGCATGGTCCATGAAATATCATATCCGGGTACCGTAATTTGGAGGTTCTGTTTAGCCAATCGTCTTTTCATTGTGTCACGGAGTTTGTCATACTTCTCCTTTCCATAGGCGGCATACTCCATCATCAGGCTTTGGATCTGTTGTGGCAGTGTGGTCAGGTTTCTCATCCACATCAAATGCTGTACAATAACATTCTCATTAAGGGCCAAAATTGCCACCTTATATCCTTCCTCAGTCTCAAAAGCCATGAACTTTCTCTTCAAAAACTCCACTTCATGCAGTTCAACGTTAAAGTGGTCACCAAGTTTTGATGCAGGAGTTACAGTCATGCCAAAAGTGTCTTCTATTGTTTGGGCAAAATCAAGTCCCATGCGCATGCCATTGTAGGCTACAACGCAATCATCTCCATACACCACCGACAAATAGTCACACTGGGGAAGTCCAACTCCATCTTCGTACACATCATGATGCACAAGCATGGCGTAGTCAAGAACCAACAGGTTGCAAATGCAGTTTAGGACAGTGGTACAAGGGCTGCCAGATGGCATTCCTCCCGTTACAATCCAGTCTTCATCAACAACCAGGTGCTTGCTAATCACCACAGGTTCATGCAATCTTCTCACCAGGTCTGGGTCTTCATGCAGGTCGGCCAAAATGTCAACAGCAGCTCTCATCAACTTCTCAGACAGTGAACCATCAAAACGAGAATAGTCCAAAGCCAAAAATGAGTCATACTGACTCAAGTCTTCTCTCAGCCTTGCTGCTTCCGCCAGGGGATTGATTCCAGCAGCCACACCAACATCGCCACTGTACGCATTGTACAGATCTCTATAAATAGAGTTCATGTGCATGCGGTACAGAATGACGTAGTCCAGCTCGCCAGCCTCAATCACTCTCGTCTTTCCAAGTGCCACCTTCTCATCTGCTCTCAACTCATCCTTCAAACATGCTGTGAATGTTGTTGTTGGGTAACCTCCACTCTGCAAAAGTTCCTCCTGCTCCTCAACATCGGCTCTCAGTCGGTCTGAAACAACAGCATTCCCTTTCTCATCAATGGTGAACAGATCACTCTTCTTCAAATGGTCTCTCGTATACTTCAGTCCAGGGCTTGTATTTTTGTCAATGGGGTTTGTTCCTGCTCCAGTGATTGCTTCTTCCATTGGAATGGATCTACCAACTTTCACATGTGGGCGAATTCTCTCCAGAACTCTAGCCTTGGCCACTGCAAACGTATTCAAATCAACATCAAATTGGTCAACTCTATACTTCTCAGCTGCCTCTTTTGTCAAATTTTCAATAGGAACAGTTATCCGTTGGTCAGTTGCTCGCAGTGGCGCTGGTTGCATTGTTGCTTCTTGAATACCATAAAAAGGTGATTTATGTATGGCACTTTTGGGGGGTTGGAAAAACACATCATCAGAGGGTGTCTTACTGGTCACAAGTCCTTCATACTTTGCTATGCACACATCAAGCCTCACGCCGTAGGCAAGTCCTTGCCTAGATCCGTTGTGCATCGCTATGATCTTCCAAGTTCCATACTGCTTCTGAAGCAGCAATGATCCACAATCTCCTCGAACAGTGAGCGCATAGTATGAAATCTCATTCATCCTCATGCCTTGAATGTTTCCGTCAAAATCCTTCATCACAATCATTCCAGCGTCCTTGACTGTCCCTGCTTCTCTCTCTCTGAACAAGTTGTCCATTTTTGTTATTAGCAAAGCATCGCGGGAAAAAATGGGCTTGGCTATGTGTTTCCACATTCCTTTAAACTCCAATCCGATCGACGAATCAATCACAATGCGAGCCATGTCCATCTTCCCTTGTCCAGTTACAAATTGTTCCACTTCATACATGTCCTCTGGAATTTCATATGCAACAGACCTGTGTTCAAACATCATGGATCCTTCTCCGACCCCGTGTGCGTACACAAAAATGTCGCGTTGTCCCACGCAAAATCCAGTGCTCCTCAATCCACTCTCAAACTCCAAATGTACCATTGAATCAAGAATGTGTTTGTACTCTGTACTGTTGTTTCCTCCTTCAACTTGAATGGGTCCTGCTCTTGCTGTCTTCTTCAGCACTCTTGTCAGTCCAGGTTTTGTTGTTGGGTTGTAGGCTCTTTGCTCTTCTGTGGCACGGAACCCTTTAATCATGTCATAAATGGTGGTGCTTACTCTGATCACAGTGACCGCCAAAGACACTCTCTCTAGCAGTGTCTTAATGTCTGTTGAAACAATGTTGGCCCAGCAGTCCTGCATGGCCTTTACAACTTTGCTCCGAATGTCAGGCGGAACAACAGCTGTCTCTCGCGCCTCGTGAAAAATCTCGAGATCGCTGCTCATTTGTGTCATCTCTTTAGTCAAATCTCTCATCTCACTCAGCAATTGGTCAAATTCATCATCAGTCATTTGTTTCTCCTCATCTTCGCTCCCTTGGGCTAGCACAGCATACTTCTTCATCTGTTCTTCATCTTGCTTCATTTGTTCAAGAAGTGCTTGGTGCACCAGTTGGTTGCTCTTCACTTTTGCCAAAATCATGTCAACAAAGTCATAAAAACTAAATGTTCTCCATTTGCCATCAATCTCGCACTCCCAACAAGATCCATCTTGAAGTGCTCCTGTCTTCGTTGCCTTAGCCAAATCAATGCACATTGCACCATTGGTGATCTTCTGGTAATAGGTTGCAGCTCGAAAGCCGACTACCATAAACCTTCTTTTCAATGCTTTTGGTGCTTTTAGTTTGCTGTCACTCACTGGACTTGTATTTGAAGTTGTTATCAACACTTTTCCTTTATAGTACATCCCTTTCTGGTCAACATCTGCCATTGGCAAAATCACTTGGGACGAGCCCATCAATTGCAAAGCCAGTGAAGCCTCTTGCTCATCTGTGTTAGCCATGAACTCATCAATGTAGTGCACACCTTGTCCACAATAACCATCAAAATAATTGCTTCCTGTTGCGTGTGTGTACACCTCTGTGTTCAGGGCCTTAGCCAATGCGTTTGTCAATCTAGTCATCAGAACTGTCTTTCCCTGTCCTGGCTCTCCACAAAAATGAATTGCCACCGGATCAACTCGAATTGGATCCTTAGGTTTTTGGTGCCCAAGTTGCATTCTCTTCATGTTGTTTAGCACAATCCCAATGTTTCTTGACACTGGGCAATTTGGAACGACCAGGCTCAGTTTGTAAAACTTGGTCAAGGTGTCAAATTTCTGTTGCCACTCATCTCTGTCTGCTTGTGTTGGTACCCCTTGTACTTTCACTTTGGCCATAAGGGCTTCAGTCTCTGTCAAAGCATCAATGATCTTCTCCTTAACCTCTTCCAACGTTGTCTTAGCAACTTGGACTCTGTCTGGGTTATACCACTGTTGTAGTTTGTCAGCCAATTCTTGAATCTTTGTTATCCACCACCCAAGGTTCTTTGATACCAAGGTGAATGTGTTAAACCCAAGTTGTCCTTGTTCTGTGACAACCTCCTGTGTGTCATCAACTGCATCAAACCACTCATCTTGCTTCATCTCATTATGTCGCATAACTTTGTTCACTTTTGCTAGGAGATTGGTCCTCTCTCTGGTGTACTCCTGCTTGTTCTCCATCTCTGGTATCAAGTACTCTGCTAGTCTTTTCAGGCTCATGTTTCGAAACGCATCTAGGATGCTAGTGGTCAAATCAAAGGCCGCTAGGGCTGCTATTGCTCCTCTTGCAACAGCATTTGGTGTCAAAGAAAAAATCAATGTGTATAACACCGCTCTTATCATTCCTTTAACACATGTGCGGGCAATGGAATCGGTGATCCCATCAACAATGCGGGTGATGTTACCATCTGCCATCATTGTCGTCAGCACATGTACTCTCTCGAGTCCAGATTTCTCCCAACCCAAGAACCAAGCAAGTGTGTCAGATATGCGACCTTCAGGATTCACAATCTTCAAGAACCTTAGTCCCGTCAGAAGGTGTGTCTTTTCGATCAAATGTTCCACTCTCCCAAGTCCAACGGGTGTTGTCAATTTCATATCATTTGTGATCAAGTCCTTACCAATTTTCATCAGTGTTTTCTCTTCCGAATCAGTAAGTGTCAAATTTCTCCAATGCTTTGTGTCAACAATCTGCAAGTGAATGGTTTTCTCCCCAATTTCTTGAAAAAAATCCCGGTTCACTATCTCAATGGACTTCAGGTTATGCACTTTCAACGCATATCTAATGTGTTCTTCATCAGTGCAGTACCGGATGTTAATTGGTCCAGGGTTCTGTTCAACATCTCCGCTCCTCAACAACCGGAAAAAGTGAAACCATCCTGTTGAAAGGTCCCACATATTCGCAGCGTGAAGGAAGGGAAAAATGAATTTCACCAACCATCTAGGTCCATTGACCCTCATTGCCATCAGTGTAATGGCAGCAGCAACGGTGTTTGGTGCTGGGTTGTTTACAGCTATAGTGTTTGTGTGTTGAAGTCGGGGCATCTGGGCTGTCCAGATTGGTTCAAGACAAGCCATGGTAAAATGGGAATATCTCTCCCAGTCCTCAATGTGATTTTGTACTGGCAGCACATAAATGTTATCCACAATCTGTTTGTTTGGGCTGTAATAGAGCGCTGCCCCTTCTTGAACTGCCATGCATCCTGTGATGCGGTTTCTCCAAATATCTGGACCTGGGTTAGACTCCACATCTCCACACTTGAGTAGCTCCTGGTTGTCTGATTCTCTTACAAATTCTTTGCACATCCTGTAAGCCTTAAGTAAGGACTTTGTTCTCCAAAAAGAGTTTGCCCTGAATGTTTTGTCTCCAATGGTCACCTCTGAATAACAAGTCATGTACATGCCATCTCTGTCATTAATGTCACATGTCTTGTGTACTGGGAAGAGTCCTCTTCCTTCCAAGAACCTTTGAATGGTTTCAACTTCTGTCTGTCTGTGACCTTCCTCCTCAACCCATTCCAAGTCTTCTGGTTCTTCTTTCTCGTTCTCTCCAAGAGCAATGTCGGGGGGGGACTGCAAAAAGTAAAATCTGGTGTCTGTGTCAAATGTTGCTCCTATCCACATGATCCATGTTGAGTCATTTTGTCCTTCCACAAACAGTCTGCCAAAGTCTGCGGTCTTCACGAATGGTGTCATAACGTAAAAAGGCACACAAAGGCTTGCTGCTGAGTTCGACATCACGCATACAGATCCTTGTGACATTATCTGGGACAAGCGGTCCGCAGATGTTGTTCCTGCAATTGCTGTCTGGATGTAACTGTGTGCCATGTAAAGAGGTGATACAGCGGTGTGTGAAACATGAAGAGTCATGTCTCCACTCCGATACAAAAGGAGCTTAAACACCTTCAAAAATGACAAGTTGTTTTCCTTCAGCAAAATGTTTTGTCCTCCCGTACTTGTTGAAGTGTACGGTTCAAGAGCAAAGGCACGTCCAACTAGGTTGGACAGAAGCATGTGGTTTGATTTAATCTGGCGCGGAAGTGTCGCTTTAACATTCCTAAACACTGGGCGTTTTTGAACACGAGTGTTCGATGTCTCATCTTCAATGTTGGTGATCGGTGCTCCATCAGCCGATGTAGCATCGCCCACCTGATTCCGTTCTGGTGCTTGAAATTTTACAGCAGATTGTTTTGGGTACACAAAGTTGAATGACGATCCAGCACCAATGTAAAACAAAATGCGAACAGCACTTGGGCATGCGGGGGTATATGTTAGCGGGTTAAGCACAAATACAGCAAAGCGGCCGTGCACGTTTGACATTGGTCTGTATGGTTGCTGATTCACAAACGGCAATGTGAATCTGACTGTTGTTTTTGATCCCAAGTCCAGAATCTGTGTGAACGCATTGTTCACCTTGTCCATTGTCACATCCTTGTCTTTATTATCCTCTCCAGGATAAAAGACCACAAGAAGTTTTCCCTGATTTAGTCTTGAAGCGACTGCTTGAATAGTCACAACAAGGTCGCCCTGGTATGCCAAATAAAAATTGCTCAAAAATCCCAAATTTGTTTTGCGACTTATTCCTCCAGTCAGCTCACTTGAATCAACAACCACGTTGCTGATGGTGAGCCGCTTTCCAACTTCATCTATGTAAGTCCAGTCCAGGGCTTGCCAAAATGATTCAATTGCCACAACCTCTTTCAAACTGGTGTAGGCTGAATCTCCAGCAACACGCTGATCAGGGTCAGCATGTTCTGATGTTAGACCCATCCTGGGTCTCAGAGCAGTGTGATGCCTGGATGCCAGGTACATACTGCCCATTGCCTCCTCAACTCTCACACAGCTGTCTTTTCCTTCTAAAACAGCAAAGGCTTGGAATTCAGGGGCAACCAATCTCCCATACAGTGTCCAATTTGCTTGTTGTCCACCTGCTGATGGGGTCTTGAGAGTTGCCAATGAAATCAGCTTCAATTTCCCACAGTTGTCTGTGTCTCCAGAGATTCCGCAGTATTGGGTCTGATTTATGTATGGAATCTTCAATCTTGCACTTGTGTTCAATCCACAATTTATAATAGCATGTGGAAAGTTTCTGAATGTTTTAAATTGGTAGTATGCATTGTTTGGAACATACACCAACACAAGAGCTCCAGCAAACCCCATGTTTGCGCTCACAATCAAATTGAACTCAAAGTCTGATCTCATCCACAAGTAGTTTCTCATCAAATTTGTTGTGGGTAATCGTGGGGAGTTGAACACATCTGGTAGTGTCCATTCAGCAATAGCTGTCTCTGCAACCTGGGTTGAGTCCCAAGTTCCTCCTTGAAGTCTCATGTACCTCTGTACATTCACCTGTCCAACCTCCTGCTGAACGCTTGATGCGGTCAACGCAGGAGGGTCTTCTCCGGCCGCATATAGCTCGCTCTCACTCACTGCACTCTGATCCGTCAGTATCACATTAGGTGTTTCCACCGGGTGTGCTACGTCATCCAAGAGTCCTCCAACTGCTACTTCAGCCACATCGGCTACTTTAGTCATTACGGGCGCAACAAGATCATTTAACAATTCCATAAAATTGACAACAGATTTTTATTCTAGTAAGGAAAACTCTGCAGTTGGGCTGTCACCCTGCAATTGCACAACACATGGACCCTTCCATGTGTCTGCGAAAAAGTCTAGCGGAATACCACGACTTGTAAAACATGTCTAGCGGGACTTTCTCGGCAATCTCATTCCAAAACTAGTCTAACCCATCTAATCTCAAGCATCCGAGCACGGTATCTACCACGAATGGTCCCATGTCTTATTCTTGAGGGGGTTAATTTTCAAATTGTATGTGTACACAATCCACAAAAATGGTCAATGATATCAATCAACACAACAATTGCATGGCTTGAAGTTGGATAGACTCCACCACCTCTACACTCGTTTAGTCAAAATAAACCATATCTCATAAATGTCTCATATGCCTTGTAACATACAATTAGGTAAACTTATTTCCATGGATACGCCACGGATTCGGGTGAATTGTTCTCTCTACGCCAAGAGTTGTACTCACAGTGTACACTACTGAGTATATACCATACTACTGGGTTTTTAACCACATAGATCATTACGTGATCAATCGAGCACTTTGCTAATCATACTATACGTAGTAAACGAGTTCTTAACCAATCACTGGAACTAGGCATCCAGAATCCACCCCAATTATCGTATAGGGTACACGTTAAATGGATATCCAAAGAACGGAAAACGCATTTCCCGTTTAAGGTCACCATTTAAA